CTTCAGATTTTCTCCGGAGGGATATTTTAGAGAACCTTTTTAGCCCAGGGTTGCATATTAGTGACATTTTTTATTAGGCGGATGCCTGATTATTTCTTTAAAGGTGTATGAAAGTTAGTAAAAGTGAGGTGAAACACTGATGGCCAGAGCAAAAAGGCCTGCTAAAGACCTTGGTGGGTATGATCAGCCATCGATGACACCTGCCATGACGCCGGAGGATCAGGAGGATCAGCTTATATCCTTGGCTGTGGACCTGGCGATAAAGAGATTACAAGAGGGAACTGCTAGTAATCAGCTGGTTTCTGAATTAATTAAGCTTGGCACAACAAAAGAGAGACTTGCCAAGGAAAAGCTACAGCGAGAAAACGAAATGCTTCGAGCGAAGACAGAGGCTCTGGAGGCTGCTAAGGATAATGGGCGCATGTATGCCGAGGCTATAGCTGCAATGCGAACCTATAATGGCTATTCAGAGGTGGATGACGATGACTTCGAGAATTATTAGAACTTATACCGAGCTCTCCAGGATTTCTACCTTTGAGGAACGCTATGAGTATTTAAGACTTGCTTCCAAGATTGGTGAATCGACGTTCGGCTTTGAGCGATGCCTCAATCAGACGTTTTATAGATCGCCAGAATGGAAGCGAGCTCGCAATGAAGTTATAAGAAGAGATAATGGCTGTGATTTGGGCATTGAAGGAAGAGATTTATTTGGCCCGATAGAGATCCATCATATCAATCCTATCACGATAGAAGACATCGAGAGTGGGAGTGACTTGCTGCTGGATCCGGATAATCTGATTTGTACTTCTCCGATGACGCACAAGGCGATTCATTTCGGAGACAAGACCCTCCTTCCAAGAAATATGCCTACAGTTCGCAGACCAAACGATACTTGCCCGTGGAAATAAAGGAGATTTCCAAATGAACGAAAGTATTTTTGACTCTATAAAAGCCCTCCTTGGACCAGATGCCTCCTATGACGTATTCGACGCGGACATCATGATCCACATCAACACCGCGCTTTCTGTGCTCACACAGCTCGGGATTGGGCCTGCTGAAGGATTTATGATTACAGGGTCTGGTGAGACCTGGGGCGAATTTATTAATAACGACAAGACGTTGAACATGGTGAAGACCTATGTTTACATGAAAGTCAAAATAGCTTTTGACCCGCCTGTCAATTCATCTGTTCTGGCCGCATACCAGGAGGCATGCAAGGAGTATGAATGGCGATTGAATGCCGCTGTCGATCCTGAGAAATTACAGGGTTGACAGTATGAGAGAAATTTGGTAAGATAATGTTAAGATTTTTAGGAGGGTTTAGAGATGAAGAAGATTGTTGCTTTTGCTGTCATGCTTACTCTGCTCTTGTCTGCGTTTGGATTTGCTGAGTCAATAGATCTTTCGTCTATGAGTCTCGATGAACTTCTGCAACTTCAGTCTACAGTTTCAAAAGAGATAGACAAACGTAGAGGCGTTGAATTTCCTTCCGGCTATAAAATGTGGTACGATTATGGGCTAGGGCAATATCTACCTGATCCCGAACCGATTATAGGAAAACTATTAAAATCATGGGGAAACGTCCAGATAAATACCGATAGCACTTTTAGCGAGTACCTAGACGAGGCAACAAAAGAAGACTATGATCTATACATTAAAGCATTAAAAGATTTTGGATACAATGAAAACATCCAAAGCTTTGGAACCGTGTATACGGCGACATGGAATGGAAAATACACGGTTGCTGTCGCCTATGCCGATTTAAGTTCTGTTAGCCATTCGAACTACATGATGATCTCTTTGGATATAGCAAGTTAAAACACTTATGTTTCTTATACTCCTCATAAAGAGGAGCTTTTTTTATTGCTCAATATTTGAAAAGGAGGTGCGGTTGAAGCTGTGCACGTTTATTATTTAGCCGGGTTTCCAATAACAGATGAACTGTATCATCATGGAATCACTGGGCAAAAATGGGGTGTCAGGCGGTACCAGAATAGTGACGGTACGTTGACAAGCGCTGGTAAGGCTCGTTATTATCCTTCTGCGGATATGAAAAAGAGATCTGGAATTGGCAGTAAAATTTCAGAAGTCGCTGATTCATTCAAGAGAACTGCTGGCCGATATGCGGATCATGTTAAGCTCAGCATTAAAAAGAATCATCCATGGATGATGACGGATAGTCAGTTGGCCGATGTCGTTAATCGTATGTCTATGGAGAAGCGATTGCGCGATTTGCAGAAAGACGAGCGTGCAGCTAAATTAATCAACAGGACGCTGCAGAATGTCGAGGATATCACGGTAAACAATACTAAAGAATTCGGCAGAAGTTTCTCAAGCAGCTCTGGCAAGTTGATTGCAGAGAAGATGTTCAAGAAGAAAGAAAAAAATAACAATGATGAGAATAAAAATAAATAGTTGAGGAATAATCCATGTCACTCTCAAATACGGCAACACCGATTTATTATGGTAGATTTCGAGATGCCGTTCTAAGAGGCGACATCCGAGTTTGCCGAGAAATAGAAATGGAAATGAACCGGATTGACAAGTTAATCGCCAATCCTGGTATTTATTACGATGACAAAGCGGTAGAAGGTTATGTCAAGTTCTGCGAGAATGAACTGACTCTGACCGACGGTACGCCGCTTCATTTGTTGGATTCATTTAAGCTATGGGCCGAGCAGATATTTGGCTGGTATTATTTCGTCGAAAGAAGCGTGTATAAGCCCTCGAAGCATGGCGGGCAGGGACGTTATGTCAGGCGCATGATCAAGAAACGTTTGATCAACAAACAATATTTGATCGTTGCTCGTGGCGCGGCAAAGTCGATGTATGGCTCAACGATACAGAATTTTTTTCTTAACGTTGACACATCTACTACGCATCAGATCACGACAGCCCCGACGATGTTACAGGCGGAAGAGGTAATATCGCCGATTAGAACGGCCATCACAAGAGCTCCCGGACCTTACTTCAAGTTTCTGACAAATGGCTCAATTAACAATACAACTGGTTCAAGAATTGAGCGCGTTAAACTGGCCTCAACCAAGAAGGGTATTCAGAATTTCCTTACAGGGTCACTTCTTGAGGTTCGACCTATGAGTAAGGATAAGCTACAGGGATTGCGCTGTAAGATCTGTACCGTAGACGAATGGCTTTCTGGCGACATTCGTGAGGATGTCATCGGAGCGCTTGAACAAGGCGCTGCCAAGGGTGGCATCGAGGACTACGTAATCATTGCCATGAGTTCAGAGGGTACAGTACGAAACGCTGCTGGCGATACAATCAAAATGGAATTGATGGACATACTTAAAGGGAAGTATGAAAACCCTCATGTTTCCATTTGGTACTATCGACTTGATGACATTTCCGAAGTTGGTGATCCAGATATGTGGATCAAGGCCAACCCGAATATTGGCAAAACTGTTAGTTATGAGACATATCAGCTCGACGTGGAACGTATGGAGCATGCCCCGTCTCAGAGAAACGATATTCTAGCCAAGAGATTTGGAATCCCGATGGAAGGTTACACGTATTTCTTCACTTATGACGAGATTCAGACTTCCCACAGAAGGACGGACTTCTGGTCTATGCCATGCGCAATGGGTGCTGACCTTTCGATGGGAGATGACTTCTGCGCGTTTACGTTCCTTTTCCCATTGCAAGACCAATCGTTTGGCGTAATCACAAGATGTTACATCACATCTCTCACATTCGACAGACTTCCTTCCGCTATTCATCAAAAGTATGAGGAATTCATGCAGGAAGGTAGTTTGATTGTACTCGAGGGAACGGTTCTCGATATGACGGAGGTCTATGAGGATCTTGACAAGTTTATTGAGGACTGCGGATACGATGTGCGAGCGTTTGGTTTTGACCCGTATAATGCCAGAGAGTTTGTTGAACGATGGCAAACTGAAAACGGTCCGTTTGGAATTGAGAAAGTTATACAGGGCGCAAAGACCGAATCCGTTCCGCTTGGAGAGCTTAAGAAATTGGCTCACGAGCGGCTTCTTTTATTTGACCAGGAACTCATGAGTTATTGTATGGGCAACTGCATAACCATTGAGGATACAAATGGTAATAGGAAACTACTTAAAAAGCGGCACGAAGATAAGATTGACTCTGTTGCCGCGATGATGGATGCCTATGTGGCATACAAGTTACATAAGGACGACTTTGAATAATTTGGAGGAGAATCAAAAATGGTAAAAGTTCATATTGAAGCACCCTGGTATAGCTTCCAGAAGAAGATCCAGGCACTGTTTGCTGGTGATCCTGACATTAATGTGAATGACCTGGTTGTTGATGAAGACGGCGAGGCAGACTATATTCTCAATATTGAGGTTCGTAATCACAAGAAATTTGAGGCACTTGACCGGGTGATTACAACCTATAAGCAGTTTGGAAACATTACTGTCAAGATCGCGCTGTACGATGAGGAGAATAACAGCGTCAATCCTGGTGTTACGCTCTACGAAACGATCTTCGAAGGTAACCCTATTATCGACGCCGTAAAGAGCAGAGTATTCCCTGACGGTGTTTCTCATGGTTATGTGTGCTTTAAGCCGGAAGTCGTCCAGTTCTTTGACGACGATCTCTCTGATTATAACGGAAATTGGACTGGATTGGCCGAGGATATTGCAAGGGAATTCTTTGAGAATGACTCCACTGGAATGCAGTTCTGTACTGCTGCTTCTGAAAAGATTGAAACTCCGCTTGGTGAATGGCCGTAATCGGGGCGGGTGATCCGTTATGAATATGTACTATATCGCTGATTTTCCAGTTTCCGACGAACTTTACCATTATGGCGTTAAGGGACAGAGCTGGGGGAGACGGCGATTTCAGAATCTTGATGGCAGTTTGACTGTCCTTGGGCGTCAGCACTATGATGTCGGTGCGCCACTTGATAGTAATGGACAGCCTTCTGTTTATCAGTATCGCTCGCCTCAGCAAATTCAGTCACAGTTTCAACCACAATACCAAGCTCAAAGCCGTTATGCTCAACAGCAGGCCGCACAATTTCAGGCTCAGGTTCAAGCACAGCGCCAAAGAATGCAGACTGCTGTAGAGGTAAATGATAAGGCTTCTGTTACGAATGCTCAGAGAAATTTGCAGAATCTTGGATATGATCTCAAAAGATATGGAGCCGATGGCAAAGTTGGTGACGAAACAAGAAACGCTATTAACGCTTTTAAGAGAGATCACGGATTACAGCAGGATGGAAAACTTGATCTTGCGACCGCTAAAATGATGGAGAGTGAAGCAAAGAATTCGCTTAAAAAAGGCGCAAAGGGTGAAAGCGTTATAAGAATGCAGGATACGCTAAAATCTCTCGGTTATAAGCTCGACAGGTATGGCTCAGATGGCAAATTTGGCACTGAGACCCAGAAGGCGCTTAACGAATTTAAGAAAGCTCATGGACTTCCAGAAAATGGTGTTTACGACGGCGCAACAAGAAATGCTATGGCTAGGGATTTGGCAGCAAAGACTGCTGCTCCTCAGGTGCAATATCAGCAACAAACCCAAGCACCTGCGAATTTGCCTCAGCAAAATATTCCAGCACAATCCATTAACGAACAGCCAGTTAGTGCACCTCAAGAATTAAAAACTGAAAGTAATAATCCTGAAGCTTCAACTACTGATTCGAAAGTTTCTACAGCAAAGAAAATTGAAAACAAGCGCACAGAGCAAAGAGGTCAAAAGAAGACAGAACAGATTTTAAAATCTATTAATGAATCTGGAAGCCAAATTGCAGACCAGCACAAAGCATTGAGCAAAGCAGTATCAAAAGCTGCTGGAAAAGCCGGTGATGCAATAAGTGATGCCGCTAAGAAAATGTCTAAAGCGCATGGATCTTTAGTGACATCTATTTCCTCTACGGCTGATTCAATAAAAGGAGCTGCTGATCGGAGGGCAAAAATGTATGAAAGTATATTAGACACTAGCCGAACAGTGACTACTGCAAGTCTTCACATTGAACAAGATATTAAGAAAATGTCTGACGATATAGTTAAACAGCATAATAAATTAGTTTCTGAGCTTACTGATATATCGAAAGATGTCAGGAAACTAGCAAAGAAAACGTCCAAGAAGACAAAGAATACTGGCCGAAGTGTAAGCTCATTTTTTGCAAGTTCAAGGGCTACACTAGACCGAGGTTCTAATGCTTTAGCTTCTTTGTTTGGGCTTTAGGGCGAATATCTATATATCAATTGTGGGTGAAGCATAATGCCAACTATATTTCAACGTTTGCAGCACAGCTGGAACGCTTTCAGGGGTAGAGATCGCCCCTCAAGTTATACTGGTCCTGCGAGTTATTACAGACCGGACCAAATCAGGCTTCGTGTTGGCAATGACCGTTCTCTGATAACGGCAATATATAATCGTATTGCAATGGACGTTGCTAGCAATAAAATAGAGCATGTAAAACTGGATGAGAATGGTCGATTTAAGGAAAAAGTTCCGGACGGTCTCAACAACTGTCTGACACTTGAACCAAATATTGATCAAACAAGCCGCGCCTTTATACAGGACGCGGTTCTTTCTTTGTTTGACGATGGCTGTGTGGCAATCGTTCCTACAGATACAACTGTCGATCCGTCAAAGTCCACATCATATGACATTACGTCTATGCGTGTTGCTAAGATCGTTCAGTGGAGGCCGCAGTCTATTGTTGTATCCATTTACAATGAACAGACCGGTCAGAAGGAAGAACTTGAGGTTCCGAAGAGAATGGCTGCTATTGTTCAAAATCCTTTTTATATGGTGATGAACGAACCTAACTCTACACTTCAGCGCCTTATCAGAAAACTGAACATTCTGGACGCTGTGGACGAGCAGAGTGGCTCCGGCAAACTTGACTTGATTATTCAGCTTCCTTACGTTGTTAAATCCCCAACCCGCAAAAAGCAGGCAGAAGAGAGGCGTAAGGACATCGAGATGCAGTTGGCCGGATCGAAGTACGGTATCGCATACACAGACGGCACAGAACGGATCACACAGCTCAATCGACCTGTGGAAAATAACCTTCTCAATCAGATCGAGTATCTGATGAACATGCTCTATTCACAGCTTGGTGTTACACCGGAAATACTGAATGGTACTGCCAGTGAAGACGCTATGATCAATTATTCAACCCGAACGGTTGAGCCGATTCTGTCCGCAATCGTGGACGAGATGAAGCGTAAGTTCTTGACAAAGACGGCACGGACGCAGGGCCATTCCATAATCTTCTCGTCTGAACCGTTCAAACTTGTCCCTGCGAGTAAGATTGCCGATATTGCTGAGAAGTTTGTTGGCAATGAAGTGCTCACGCCGAACGAGGTTCGTTCTGTAATCGGTTTTAAGCCTTCGGAAGATCCGAAAGCGGATGAATTAAGGAATAGGCGCCTTAATCAAGATGGAAAAGAAGCGCAAGTTATGGATCCGGCTATGATGATTCCAGACCAGATGAATCCAATTCAAAATGACATTCCAACATTACCCGTTGAAAATTCACCTCCGCCACAAATTGTCAATGCACCTCAAGACACAATAGCTGAAGTAAGAGTTGATGAGTTGTAGTGTATGTGAATTTTTTAAACATTTGCCTAATATTTTGGAGGTAAACAAAATGCCTAAGTTCGACTTTGGTGGTTATGCCACTAAAAATAATCTCAAGTGTGCGGATGGTCGAACGATTCGAAAGGATGCCTTTATTGATTGCGACGGCATGAAAGTGCCGCTTGTATGGGCTCATAAGCATGATGACCCTGGTAAGGTGCTTGGACATGCAATCCTTGAGAACCGGGAAGACGGCGTTTACACTTATGGCTCTTTCAACGAAACCACGTCTGGCAAGAACGCAAAAGAACTTGTCAAGCATGGTGATATTAGGGCCCTTTCCATCTATGCGAACAACCTCGTTCAGAAAGGTGGAGATGTGATTCATGGTATGATCCGTGAGGTCAGTTTATGCCTCGCTGGTGCTAATCCTGGAGCACGAATTGAAGAACTTTCCTTTGAACACAGTTATGATGAGGATTGCGATGATTTTGAAGCTCTTCTCTTTAATGGTGAAAACATCGTGATCGAGCATTCTGACGATGACGAGAAAAAAGAAGAGAACAAGCTGAAAGAAGATTCAAAGGACGAGACTAAGAAAGAATCTGAAGATGAGAAAGAAAAGGTTGAGAAAGATAAAAAGGAGGATTCTTCTGTGAATACTACTACAGAAAAGAAAGAAAACGAAGAGCTTGAGCATGCCGAAGGTGAGTCTGAGGAGACAGTCAAGGACGTGTATGACGCCATGACTGATAAACAGAAGAAAGTTGTTCAGTTCTTGGTTGGGCAGGCTATTGCTGAAAAAGAGGATGACGAGGAGGAAAACAAAGTGTCCCATAATCTGTTTGAAAACAATGGCGGTAACGAGGCGGTTCTGGCCCATGCCGCGATGCAGGAAGCTATCGATACCGTGATCAAGGAAGGCCCCAAGTATGGCTCTCTGCGCAAGTCCTACGAGCATCATATGCAGGAGGGCGGAGCTCTGGCCCACGCGATTGACACCACCGGCCTGACTGTGCCCGAGGTGACCAATCAGCAGTACGCCAACACCGTCGGCTATGGCATCAACGGACTGGAGTATCTGTTCCCCGAGGCCCACGAGCTGAACGACCTGCCCGAGTTTGTAAAGCGCGAGACCACCTGGGTTGACCAGGTTCTGGCTGGCGTCAAGAAGTATCCCTGGGCTCGCATCAAGACCACCTTCGCTAACATCACCGAGGATGAGGCGCGTGCGAAGGGCTACCTGAAGGGCAACCTTAAGAAGGAAGAGTTCTTCAGCCTGATGAAGCGCGAGAGCTCTCCCACCACTGTGTACAAGAAGCAGAAGTTCGACCGCGACGACCTGATCGACCTGGCTAAGCCTCAGGTAGTTGCCTGGGTGAAGACCGAGATGCGCATGCTGCTGAACGAGGAGGTGGCCCGCGCGATTCTGATCGGTGACGGCCGTCCTGTCAGCAGCGAGGATAAGATCTTCGAGGACAAGATTCGTCCTATTGTCAGCGACGTTGATTTCTTCACCGTGAAGCAGTATGTCACCCCTGGTGCGGACGAGGAAGAGACCGCCAAGAAGGCCATCAAGGCAATTATCAAGGCCCGCAAGTTCTACAAGGGCACTGGCAGCCCCACCTTCTATACTACTGAGGACTGGTTGACCAACATGCTTCTGGTCGAGGATTCCATCGGCCGTCGTCTGTATGATACTGAGGCCCAGGTATCTTCTGCCATTCGTGCGCGCAGTATTGTTCCGTGCGAGCTGCTGGAGAATTACACCGACGCCCAGGGTCGCGAGTTGATCGGCATCCTGGTCAACCTGAACGACTACGGTGTGGGCACCGACAAGGGCGGCGAGGTTACGATGTTCGACGACTTCGACATCGACTACAACCAGTTCAAGTATCTGATCGAAACTCGTTGCTCCGGCATGCTGATGAAGCCCTACTCCGCTATTGCTGTCTTTAAGACTAACAGCGGTTCTGGCACTACCACTACTGACTAAAATTCAAAATGGGAGTGACATAGCACATGCCTAGGTTTTATGGAGCTGTAGGATACATCATAAGTGCAAAAGATGAAAACTCTCCGGATGTGTGGGTTGAAAAGCCAGTCGAACAATTCTATAAGGGTGAGCTCCTTAAGAATTTTCGAAATCTCTCAAAGAGCAATGAAGGAGAGCTCAGCGATGATGTAACCCTGTCAAATCAGATCAGTATAACCGCGAACCCATATGCGCTTTCACACATGGCAGACATGCGCTATGTCAAATGGATGGGGACAGCTTGGAAAGTAACTGGTGTTGATGCTTCCAACTATCCCCGTCTTATTCTTTCTATCGGAGGCGTATACAATGGCGAAACTGCGGGCTAGACTTAGCGAGATATTGCATACGTTCTGCGATAACGTGTACTTCCAACCCCCTACAGGAAGGCAGATCAAGTATCCATGTATCATTTATGATCTGGAAAAGCCTGACGTTACATTCGCGGATAACGCTCCGTATGCGATTTACGATCAATACTCAATTAAGTATATAACAAGAGATCCAGACGATGATGTCAGGAATCAGATCATAAGACTTGAACTATGCTCTGCTGATAGACCATATGTCAGCGAAAATTTGTATCATTACCCTTTCAGGCTTTATTGGTAAGGCCTGATTTTTTTTATCGAAGGAGGATTTCAATTATGCCTACTCCTATTACTTGGGATGACTCTGGTAAGAGACTGTTTGAAACTGGTGTTGACCATGGTGTGTTGTATCCCTGGGATCCCACCAAGAATTCTGGTGCCGGTGGTTATGGCAATGGTGTGGCTTGGAATGGCCTGACCGGTGTTACCAATAGCCCTGAGGGTGCGGAACCTACGGATCTTTGGGCTGACAACATTAAGTACGCCACTCTGCGCTCTGCTGAAACCTTCAGCGCTACGATTGAGGCGTATACCTATCCTGACGAGTTCGCCGAGTGCGACGGTTCCGCCGTTCCCGCTACTGGTGTTTACATTGGTCAGCAGAGCCGCAAGCCGTTTGGCTTCTGCTATCGTACCAAGGTTGGCAGTGACACCGATACCGACGCGAGCAACTATAAGATTCACGTTATCTATGGCTGCACCGCTTCTCCCTCTGAGCGTGCGTACGAGACGATCAATGACTCTCCCGACGCCATCACCTTCAGCTGGGAGATCACGACTACTCCTGTTAATGTCACCGGTTATAAGCCCACTTCCGAAATCGTGATCGACGTTTGGAAGCTGGACACCGCCAAGAAGACCGCCCTGGAGAACGCTCTTTATGGATCTTCTTCCAGTGAGGCTACTTTGCCGGATCCCGACGCTCTGCTGGCGCTGATCGGTGCCGGTACCACCACTACTGACTAATAAAAAACATAGCAACGGAGGGTAACAGTTCGGCTGACCCTCCATCTTTTAATTAAAAAGGAGAAGAGTGACATGATTAAGAAGACTATCACGTATACGGATTACGATGGAAATGAGAAAACTATGGAATGCAGATTCCATCTCAGTAAGAAGGACTTAATGGAAATGGAGTTTTCCACTGATGGCGGAATGCAGAAAACGATCGAGCAGATTGTTGAAAAAGAGGATGTAAAGGGCCTTTCTGAATTGATTAAGGCCATTATTCTAAAGTCTTACGGTGAACTCAACGATAAAGACGTGTTTATCAAAGTAAAAGATGGTCATCGTTTGGCTGATGACTTTGAACAGACGGAAGCTTTCTCTGAACTGTACTTTGAATTGAACACAAATGAAGATTCGCTTGTCAACTTCATTAATGGAGCATTGCCTGCGAATTTTAGACAGGAAATTACAGCAAAAAGCTAAAAAATACATGAAAGGAGAGTAAGCGAATGCTTGAGATCTTTGTTGAAGAAGGCGAACTTTTTGACGAATCTACTCTAAGAGTGATTAAGACAAATCCTATTCATTTAAAGCTTGAGCATTCCTTACTTTCTATAGCCAAATGGGAATCAAAATGGCATATTCCTTTTTTACAAGAGAGTGAGAGAACTCAAGAACAATTTTTGGATTATGTTCGTTGCATGACCATAACGCAAAACGTTGAGCCGTCTGTCTATAAGATTCTTCCAGCAAAGACTATATATGAAATTAAAAGTTATATAGATGATCCGATGACCGCTACTTGGTTTAATAAAGAAAGCAATTCTAAAAAAGGCGGTCGAGTTGTTACATCTGAACTTGTATATTGCTGGATGGCTCAATGCCAAATACCGTTTGACTGCGAAAAATGGAATTTCAATAGACTAATAACTTTAATAAGAGTATGCAGTATCGAGAACTCGCCAAAGAAAAAGATGAGTGGTAAAAATGTGTTGAAGCAGAATGCTTCACTAAATGCCAAGCGGAAACAAGCTATGCATACAAGAGGATAGTTCAAGGAAAGAAGGCCTGGATATGAAAGCTATTCGCATAAAACATATTGGTGGTTTTACAAATACCGAGCGTTTTCTAAATGCATTAAAAGGTCAACGTTATTTAAACAGATTGGCTGAATATGGAGACGCTGGGGTTAAAGCGCTTTCAGAAGCCACGCCTGTCGACAGCGGATTGACCGCAAAGTCATGGACCTTTGAAATAGAAAAAAATAAAAATTCCACTACAATTGGCTGGGTGAATACAAACGATAATGACGGTTTTAATGTTGCACTCGCTTTGCAGTATGGTCATGGAACGGGCGGAGGAGGTTATGTTGCTGGAATAGATTATATTAATCCAGCAATAAAACCCGTAGCTGATAAAATTTCTGAAGGTGTATGGAAGGAGGTTACCTCGTCGTGAATACTATAGATACCAGGATTGTTCAGATGGAGTTTCAGCATGGGCAATTCATATCAGGCGTTTCGCAAACAATGAGAGCATTGGACCTCCTGAAAAAAGCCTTAAACTTCACAGGAGTAGTAAATGTTGATGATTTAAAGTTCAATACTGCTGCTATAGAAAATGGTGTAGACAAGATTTCAGGAAAGTTTTTGGAATTACGAACTATTGGAGAAAATGTATTTGGGTTAATTGAAGATAAGGCAATTGACGCTGGTAAAAAGATTACAGATGCATTCTTTGGTTTTAGTGACATTAGTGCTGGCCAGAGCAAATATGAAACTCGTACTAAAGCTGTCCAGACAATAATGAATGCAACTGGGAAGTCGCTGAAAGAAGTGGAAGAAGTTCTTAACGATTTACAGCATTATACCGATGAAACTTCTTATGACTTTGCGGCTATGGTTGACAATATCGGCAAATTTACAGCGGTTGGCGTAGATTTAGCATTAGCTGAAAAGGCTATGGAAGGTATTGGAAACGAGGCGGCAAAATCTGGAGCAAGTATACAGCAAGCTAATCATGCAATGTATAATTTCGCTCAAGCTCTATCGCAGGGTGCTGTGAAATTGCAGGACTGGAAATCTATATCGAATGCGACTATGGCCACGAAAGAGTTCAAAGAGATGCTCATATCGACGGCCATAGAAATGGGTACTTTAAAATCGGTTGGTAAAAATGTAGGTTCTATAGTAAGTGTTAATGAGACGAAATTAGCCGCTGGGCAAAAAGCTTTAGCAAAAGCACAGAAAGCTACTAAGGATAGGGCTGAAAAAGTTGCAGAAGCTCAAAAAAAAATAGCAGCTGCAACCAAAGAAACAGAAGTCAATTTCAAGAGTTTTGAGCAAACGTTATCGACTGGGTGGTTAACTTCTGATGTTCTAATAGAAACTTTAAATAAGTATTCGAATATGGATACTGATTTTGGTAGAGAAGCATTCTACGCAGCGCAAAAAGCTCTTACATTTACAGATGCTATTCAGGCAGTAAAAGACTCTGTAAGCTCTGGGTGGATGGAGTCGTTCGGTTATATATTTGGTAATCTTGAAGAAGCAATATCCTTATGGACTAATGTTGCTAATTCACTTATAGATTTTACATCCATTTTTTCAAGTTGGCGTAATGAGGTTTTGGGAGCTTGGCATGAAATGGGTGGCTATAATGATATGATAGAGGCCGCTTCAAATTTATGGCAGGTATTTATGAATATCGTCCAAGGTGTTGGAGCAGCTTTGTCTGAAGTTTTTCCATTTCTGCAAGCTGAAAACATGACTGCCATACTTAGGGATGGAACAAGGCAGATTAAAGAGTTTTCAGAAGGATTGCTTAAAACGTTTGGGTTGTATAAAGAAATAAGTGAAGAAGAAAAAGATACTGCTGACGAGGTTGAAGAAGTTACTGAAAAGACGATTGAATTAGTAGAAGAAACAGGGAAAGTAAAACTTAATTTTGTAAATATTACAGAAGAATTGAAGCGTGGAATGCGCGGGGATAATGTTAAGAAATTACAGAAGCAAATAAACGATCTTGGCATTACAAGTGAAAAACTAGCTGAGGATGGAATATTTGGGCCTAAAACGCAAGCCGGTGTTATTGAACTTCAGCGTCTTCTTGGAGTTCCAGAAACTGGAATGTTTGATGCTGCAACAAAGGCGGCAATTGAGACTGATGAAGCACTTGAGAAACTTCAAAATAGAGCTAAAAAAGGCCTAAGTCTTGGTTCAAAAGGGGACGATGTAAAAAAACTTCAGAGGGATTTAAACGCATATTTAGATGAATCTGAAAAGCTTGTTGTTGATGGAATAATGGGTCCAAAGACAGAAGCAGCATTAAAAAAACTTCAAGAAAAAATTGGTGTTGAACAAACCGGAGCATGGGACGATGCAACTCAGGCCGCAGTAAAAAGTGGCAAAATAATGCTCCTTAACATAAAGAAAATTGATAAACTGCTGAAGAAAGGCGATAGAGGCAATAGTGTACGGGAACTTCAGGAAGAAATTAACAAATATCTTCCTGACACTGACAGAATTATTGCCGACGGAATATATGGCCCAAAGACGGAAGAAGCAATAAAAAAGATTCAAAGTTCTCTTGGCATTAAAGAAACAGGGCTTTGGGATAGAAGTACCATAGACGCCATAGTGCGACAAAGAAATGCGATTTATAAAGAATCTCAGACTATAAAAGAAGCAAAAAAGAATATTGAAGAGCTTGATGAAGCGACCAAAGAGAATGAGAAATCCACAAATAGAACAACTACTACGATGATGCGATTGAAAAATATAGCAAAAGGATTTGCATCTATTGTAAAAATCGTTGGTGGTTTTGCTGGAGCGATCAGTGAAATAGCCGGGAATATACTCGGTATGTTTACACCACTAATTGAAGTAGTTTATAGATTTGGCTCAGTCTTTGGCATTATGTTTGACAATCTTGCTAAGGAGTTTGATGAAAACGATATTTATGGTGCGCTCGTAAAGAATGTTACAAACGCTTTTGGCCCATTTGGTGAATTTATTCAAAAAGTGTCTGATGCGTTGAGCGATTTTTTAGATGGATACGATGCTTTTCTTGAAGCAACTGGAAAAAAGAATACATTTGAAAGTCTATTTGAATATCTCGATTCTTATATTGAACGGCTTGGTTCAATCGGCCAAGTATTGAAGTTCATTATTGGCATAGTTAAAGGTGCTTTTGGGAAACTTGGGAATTTTGCAAGTTTTCTTGCTCTATTTTTCGGGTTAAGAGAACCAATTGAAGGCACTAATGAGAAATTCTTGACATTAGCCAATACAATTGATTATTTTATCAACATAGTTAAGCAATCCGGTGTGCTTGATAGTTTAGTATATGCATTCGATACGATAAAAGAAGCTTTATCAAATGCTGGATTATCTTTTGATTCTATAAAACAGAAATTTGAAGATGCTTTTGGAGATAACTTATTCGCGACTATTATGACGAATCTCGGCTTAAGTCTTTTGGATTTTCTTGAAACTGCGGGGTTTGTTGTTGAAGTATTTTCCGAAATAGTAGCATATATAATTGAAAATTTGCCGGAAGCAATTTCTACTTTAAAAGATTTTTGGTCTGCGCTCACTTTTGAAGGCGATGAAAAAACTGGAAAAGCACCAGGAATCATTGGGCGAGTAACTAAATTTCTTAAAGATATTCTCGGGCTTATTGACGATAAAGATGATGCTATTCAATATGCCAAATCTGGAGTTGGCCCTATAAGCCTTGTGACGGGGGCTCTCGCTGAAGAGTCACTTGAAGGAGAACAGCATGTAAATAAATCTCTAAAAATTGTCAAAGGTTTTTGTGGTTTAATAAAGAAGATCTTTTCGTTAATCCGTTTAGCTTTCACTGGAGAAGCTGGAGAAAATAGCGGATTAAAACAAGAGACAATAGATCGTATTTCTTCAATTAGAGATACTATAATAAGTATATTCGATTCTATATCATATTTGCTTACTGGTAGGGAAACGGATAAAATAACTAAAAACTTTAAAGAAAAAGCCAATAATATTAGAGATACAGTTAATAATGTATTCGACTTTATTTCTAATACTTTCGGCGGGATATTTGCTCGTGTTGCTTATTTTGTCGGAGGAATCTCATTTAAGGATCTTAATTTATCAGACGAAGTTAAGAAGCGTATTGACGGTATAAAGGAATGGCTTGGCAACATTTGGAAAACCTTGACTACACTCTTTACAGGGAATAAAGCCGAAGGTTTAAAGAGTAATATTGCCGACAAGGCTATTGCTTTTAGGGACTGGATCAAAGCTACGTTTGAGAAACTTAAGGAAGCTTTCGGCGGGATATTTGCTCGTGTTGCTTATTTTGTCGGAGGAATCTCATTTAAGGATCTTAATTTATCGGATGAAGTTAAGAAGCGTATTGACGGTATAAAGGAATGGCTTGGCAACATTTGGAAAACCTTGACTACACTCTTTACAGGGAATAAAGCCGAAGGTTTAAAGAGTAATATTGCCGACAAGGCTATTGCT